TATTTTGAAATTCTCATATTTATTTATTTATTGTGTTAATGCTATTAATTGAGCATCTGTTAATGATTCGTTATATACTCTTAAATCTTTACATTTACCTCTAAATCTATTAGTGTTACCTCCACTATCAAAATTAACTCTATCAATAGTTAAATCAGTATATGTTGTTGCACTTGTGTATCTACTTACTCCATCTATAAAAACTTTTATATCGCCACTTGTATATTGAAAAGCAACTTTGTGAAAATCAAGTGCAGAAGTTACCGATATACTTTCTGAAACAATACTAACATCATTAGCTTCTATACGGATATTAATCACGTCGTCATTAGACCTGTATCTTATGGTAACTCTATTTTCATCAGTTCCATCGTTTAAGTTTATTGCTCTAAATGAAGCATCATTAACATTAGCAGCTATTTCTGTATATAAAACACCTTCTAAATTATTAAAGGTATTTGCATTTCCACCATCTATACAGCCTTCTTGTGCTCTTGATTGTATTATATTTGATGTTGGGATATAACTAGAAGCGTATGCATATACAGTAGTTTGTACAACATTTATTTCAGATTGCGCTCCCCAAATAAACATTTGTCCGTTACCAGTACCTGAATAATCAGCACTTCCATCGGTATCTGTTAGACCTATACCAAAAGTTAAATTTCCAGTTGTGTTAGCAGTTACTACCATACTAGCTCTATACCACCCATTACCATAATTTTCAATAGTACCTCCTCCAGTTAAAGCAATTCCGTTTTTAATATCAAAATATGCTCTTGTCGTTGGTGTACTTGTTTGCCCAAGTAGGAATATTTTATCAATATCAGAACCTTCAACATATTTAGCAAAAACAGACATTGTATAATTTTTTGTATCTGTTACTGCAAAAGTATCACTAACCCTATGATTAGCATTGACAGTATCATCTGTTATTTTATCTGCATTTATTAAACCATCTGGAGAGGTTGTTACATTAGCAGTTATACTTGCATTTAATTTACCCCAAGCAGCTCTACTAAAATCTTGAGAGTTTACACTAAGATTAGTTGTTTCTTTTTCCATTAGAAAAGAAGGGCAAGATGATGGCTCTCCGTTTGCGTTTAAATCGTAATTTAATCTTGGTTGGTCGCCTAATACTTCTTCAACAGATACATTATCAACAGTACCAACAAAGTCAGTACTTCCTCTAAATCTAAAGTCGTTATTTCCTGTTGATACTAAATACTCTGTGTATGTCCCACTATTTTCAATTACTGCACCAAGTACTGTTGCTCCTCCAGATTGTAATCTAGCAACTATGCTTCCCGCAGTTACAGTAACAGTAAATGTTATTTTATACTTTACACCATTAGTATATGTTCCATCTTGTCGTATAAATGTTCCAGCAGTTTGCGTTCCATCACATACCGCCACTCCTCCTTCAATACTCCATCCAGCTCCTTTTACCCAATCAGAATCTGTAGTAAAATCTCCATTTGTAATTAAATTATTCCCAAAGAATCCTACAGTTTGTATTAGTCCGTTAGAACCAATACGTGTTCCTGCACTATCTCTAGTAAAAGTAAAGTCCCCATCCCCATTATTAGGAATTACTGAATATAATTTTGAATCTGCATAAGCAGATGGTATCATTGCTAAACTTGGTGTTGCCATAATTTATACGTTAAAAGTTTTTTCTGCACAACTTAAAGCATCTATATTTGCTCCTACATAATGCATTCTATAATAATAATTTAAAAATATTTCTCTATTGCCTGTACTTGTTAAACAAGCCATTTCTGATTCTGATAATGCTTCTTTAAATACTGCAACTGTTTTACACTTACCATAAAACGGATTTGAAGTTCCTCCTTCACTAAAAGCTAAAGTGTTTAAGCCTGTAGGTGTAGTAACACTTGTATCAAGACCTACTCTAACTCCATCTACAAATAACCTAGCACGATTTGAATCAAATGATAGTGCGACTTTGTGAAAGTCTTTCGTATCTGGAACAACATAAGAAAGTGATGCAACTAAAGAACCTTCTGCTCTAATTTGTGCTCTTATTGTGCTTGATACAGAATGAAAAGAAATTCTTACTGAATTATTTGTAGCAGTTCCATCTGAAATAGATATACCCCTTCTTGTTCCATCATTACTTAAAGCAGCAATTTCACAATATAAAGTTCCTTCTGTTGAATTTATTAAGTCGCTATTACCAGCGTTACTTAATGTTTCTGCTGCTCTTGTAATTGTTGTACCTGATGTTGGTATGTACGAAGTGGGGTATGTTAAATTTTCTAATTGTGCAGCCCAGATATATAAACCATCAGAACTATTACCAGCAAAATCAACTAGCCTTCCAGAAGTAGAGCTTTCAGCAATGGACAATCTGAATTTAAGTATAGAGTTCGATGAACTGTAACTTGCAGAGCATCTATACCAATCATTTCCTACGTTTTCTATTTTTCCTTGCATAGTATCAGATGAGCCTATTAACCCAGTTTGCAAATCAAAATTTATAAAATAAGCTGGATTTATTGCATCAGAAAATTGTATTACTGAATATTCTCCTTTTTTTGCAAAAACGCTCATTGAAATATCTCCATTTGGAGTAAGTTCAATTGTAATCGCTTGTCTTTCTACTGAAGAACTTGGTATCAATTTAGATGCATTTTGCGTTCCATTTGGAGAAACAATACTATTGGATGTAATACTAGCTCCAAAGTTTGGTGTCCATTGTGAAAAATCTTCTGAATAAGTAACTAAATTAGTACTCTCTGGCTCAACTAAGATTTGTGCTACACCATTAGAATAATCTAATCTCGGTATATTGGCTGCAACTGTTTCTATTAAGTAATCTTCATTAACACGAGTGGCAGTTGATGTTCTTGCGAAATCAAAATCTCCGTCGCCAACTGGAATAGCTGGTTTTATAGAATTCAAAACACCTACCCCATAAGCTGTCGGAGTTGTAATTATACTTGCTTTTTCTAATAAACTCATATTAACAGTCTTTAAGGTTTTCTAATAACTGAGTAGTCATTATGTTGTTTTCGTATGTGCTTGTTCTTCTTCTTAAATCAGAAGTTAAGTATTCTATGTCATATACAGAACCCCAGTATATAGGATTGGTAGCATTACCCCACCAACTATAACTATAAATTATTCCCCAGTTTATCGTGTTTGCCATTTCTTTATCTTCTTAAATAAATCTTCGTATTTGTTTAAATACTGTTTTAGTTTTACTATATTTTTTTCTTTCGGTTTGTATCTTAAAGTACCCATCCATTAAATGTTGCATCTGAATCAGGAAATACATCTCCTCCACTATTATCATTATACTCAGGAAATAAATCACTATTGTTGTTTATGTAATCTAAAAATCTCTGTGTGTAGTATTCTGCCGTGTTTCTTGCTTTGTTTACTAGAAAATCTACCTCTCCTTTAGAAACTGATTCAGAGTTCTCTGATATTCCTTTAAATACGCCTCCTGCTTTGATTTTGTATGCTGCATAAGGATAATACTCTGCTTGTGCATACCATATTAACATAGGTTGTACATAATCATTTACTAAGGTTAGATAGTTTCCTGATAAACCAGATCCTGAAATATCTGCTGCTATTTTGTCGTATAGCTTAGTTCCTAAATAGTTTCTTATTTCTATTTGTTGTGCAATCTTAATAAATTGTATAAACAAATCAGTATCTGTATTACCATCGATAATACTGTTCTTAACTAAATCTGTTCTTGATATGAATAATACTGTTGCCATAATTAATTTTTAAACCCCATTTTTTTCCAATAAGCTGCAGTATATCCTTTATATTTTGTGTTCTTAGGTGCTATACTTACTTTTTTATTGTTCGTTTCTGGTTTGAATCCTGCTTTAATAGCTCTGTTTGTTGATATGCTTTTACCAACACCTTTAGTATCGTCTTTTCTTAAAAATATCTTTCTTGTCCAGCGATGAAAACATCTAGCTCCTCCTTTGTATAGCCAAATGTTATATTCCGCAGCTCCATTTTTACCAAAGCCTGGATTCACGGCTACATTACCCATAGCCATAATATCTTCTTTTCGATATACCTTTTTAGCCTTCATCATTTTTTTACAAAATTCTCTAGACGAATCTGCTTTGCCTGGTGCTTTTGTGTATGTATATCTAACTAAAAATGTGTACCCTAAAGCTCTTGAAGATTTAGTTGTACCATCTTGCTCACTATCTTTCGTTTTGTTTGCTCGACCTGTACTAACTAGTTTTACTTCATTGTTTAGTTCATCGATTTTTTCGTTAAGCTCATCATCTAATTCATAATCTACCTCGTGTTCATCAATTAAATCATATTCTTTTAATATATCTTCTTCATTCTCTCCTAAGTCGATTAGCTTGTTTGCTATTTCGTTATCTTCAGAAAGTTTAACTCCTGTTTCTTCTTCTCTTGTTTCATCATCCTCTACATTCTCTAAGTCTGTAAATTCTAACGGCTGAAGCGTTTTAAAGTATAAATGCAACGAGATATTGTTGTAAGCTAGTATTTTATCGAAAGCCTCTATTAAAAGACCTTGAAAGCTCTTAATTACAAGATTGTCAAATAAGATAGATGCAGTCTTTAATTCATCTGCATTGTTTCCTAGTCCTGTATCATCCTTAATACCAAATAACATAGGACTTACAATTCTGTGAGATACCATTATCTTTTTAGAACTCTCTGAACTTAGAAACTCATATTGTTGATGTGCATCACTTAACTGTACAGGCTCGATACTTGCAGCAGTTTCTGGATTGTCATTAAACGCTAATATAAATTTACCTGCATTACTAGAACCACTAAACTTTTCGTAGATTCTTCTCTCTATCATTTCTCTTTGTTGAGGATCAGGGGTTCCATTATTGAAGTTAATTAACATACTAGGTGCAAGACCAT